GGATTCACCACGCATCAGACCCGCTATGCAGCGACGAGAGCGGCCAGCTGGTGGGCGCGTTTGATCTGTATCGGTACTATGAGCACGGCGGCGACATCCGCAAGGCCGTGAAGGCTGCCGCAGAAGAGATGGGCATGAAGCTCGAGCCGAGGAGGCCGAAACCTCTCACGGTTCAACGGCAGCATGGAACTCCTGTCGTCGATGCCGAGACCGGCGAGATCACAGAACCAGGCGAGGAAAACGCTCCGATCATCAGCAACGCCACGCCGATGAAGACAGCAGAGCTCTTCCACGAAAGCCTGCCGGAGGGCGGCCGCATCGTGTTCTGGCGAGGAGAGTTCTTCTCGTGGGATGGCACACGGTACGTCGTTCGTGATCGTGTTTACATCGAACAGCGTCTATATCGGTTCATGGCCCAGTGCAACACCTGGAAGCCTGAGCCAAAGTCCGACAAGCTGACGCTGGTGCCGTACAACCCGAAGGCAGCCAACGTCAACGATGTGGCGCACGCCCTGCGGGCCGTCTGCTATGCCGACCTTCCAGACCCGCAGGTGTGGATTGAGACGCGAGACGGCGACATGCCAGCGCATGAGATCGTGGCCTTCCACAATGGCTTCTTCCACTATCCGACCCGTGCACTGGTTTCATCCACAGACCGCATGTGGGTCACCAATGCGCTGGACTTTGACTACGACTCCAAGGCAGGCGAGCCACGCAAGTGGCTGGATTTCCTGGAGTCGCTGTGGCCATCCGATCCAGAATCTGTGCAGGCCCTGGCGGAGATGTTCGGATACCTTCTGACGGACGACACAGGCCAGCAAAAGATGTTCATGCTGGTGGGCCCCCCTCGCAGCGGCAAGGGAACGATCCTGCGCGTCCTTGAGGCCCTGGTGGGCTATCACAACCGCGTCAGCCCTTCGCTGGCCTCGCTGGGCACTCAGTTTGGCCTGCAGCCTCTCATCGGCAAACGACTAGCCCTTATCTCCGATGCCCGCCTCTCAGGCCGCGCAGACCAGCAACCCATCGTGGAAAACCTGCTGAGAATATCTGGCGAGGATGCTCTTACTATTGACCGCAAGAATATCGTGCCGTGGTCAGGGAAACTGCCAGCCAGGTTTGTTCTGGCCACCAACGAACTGCCGGCATTCTCCGATGCATCCGCCGCTCTGGCCAATAGATTCCTGATGTTCAAGCTCACCAAGTCATTCCTGGGACAGGAAGACCAAGGCCTGACATCCAGGCTCCTGAAAGAGCTCCCAGGCATCGTCCTGTGGGCACTCGACGGCCTCGAGCGGCTTCGCAATCGCGGCTACTTCCAGCGCCCCAGCTCGGCTGACGATCTGGCCGCCGACCTGCTGGAGCAGACCAGCCCGGTGCGCAGCTTCGTTGAGGAGTGCTGCGTGCTGGACGTGGCAGCGCAGTGCAACAGAGACGACATCTTTAGGGCATGGAAACGCTGGTGCGAGCTCCAAGGCCGCGACCATCCAGGCACCAAAGTAGGCTTCGGTCGGCAACTGTCTGCTGCTTTTTCGAGCATCTCGAGGTCGCAGCCGAGAGAAGATGGCACAAGATTGAATCTCTACACCGGCATCAGGTTGACAGAGAAATGGAAGTGGGAGGCGCAGCAGGTTTGACGGTCGCGGCATGAATCCTGTGCCGGCACAAGTTGCCACAGGACAATTGATGCCTGGCACAACATCGAAAATCTGCTCTAACTCTTTGTTTTCATTACACTATTTACACTTGGCACAAGATGGCACATGATAAAAGCTACGTGGTACACATACACACACACGCACACACACGCAAGAAAGGTAGAGCTGCAATGGAAATTTACCTGTGCCACCTGTGCCACCTGTGCCAGTGAAAATGTGAGCAGCGACTAACATAGGAGCAAAGATGAAAAAGCAGAACCCCGCAGACAAGGTGGAGCAGTGGCCAATCGACAGGCTGGTGCCGTATGCCAAGAACTCGCGCACGCACTCCGACGCCCAGGTGGCCCAGATCGCGGCCAGCATCAAAGAGTGGGGCTTCACCACCGCCGTACTGGTTGATGAAGACGGCGGCATCATCGCCGGTCACGGGCGCCTGATGGCAGCCAGGAAGCTGGGCATGGCTGAGGTGCCGGTGATGGTGGCAGCAGGCTGGTCTGACGCGCAGAAGCGGGCCTATGTCATCGCGGACAACAAACTGGCGCTGAATGCCGGCTGGGATAACGAGTTACTCGCGCTGGAGTTGGCTGATATTCAGGGACTTGGATTTGACGTTGAGCTGACTGGTTTCAGCGACGAGGAAATCAAAGACCTGATGCCGGTGGAAACAACCGAAGGCCTGACCGATGAGGATGATGCGCCGACTGTGCAGGAAAATCCGGTCACGGTTCCGGGTGATGTTTGGGTGATGGGCAAGCATCGACTGCTTTGTGGAGACTCGACGAGCGTCGACGACCTTGGCAAGCTGTGCGAAAGCCAGCTGGTCGACATGTGGCTGACTGATCCGCCTTACAACGTGGCGTATGAAGGCAAGACCAAAGACGCCCTGAAGATCAAGAACGACTCGATGGGCGACGACCAGTTCCGCCAGTTCTTGCGCGATGCTTACACGGCGGCTGACACGGTCATGAAACCCGGAGCGGTCTTCTATATCTGGCACGCGGACTTAGAGGGCTACAACTTCCGAGGCGCTGCCAAGGACGCTGGATGGACCGTTCGGCAGTGCTTGATCTGGAAGAAGTCTTCAATGGTCATGGGACGCCAGGACTACCACTGGAAGCACGAACCCTGCCTGTATGGCTGGAAGGAAGGCGCAGGCCACCTTTGGGCCGCAGATCGCAAGCAGACGACCATCCTGGAGTTTGACAAGCCAAGCCGCAACGGTGAGCACCCAACTATGAAGCCGGTGGCGCTCTTTGAGTACCAACTGCTGAACAACACCAAGGGCGGCGACATCGTGCTCGACTCCTTCGGCGGCTCTGGAACGACCCTGATCGCTGCCGAGAAGAACGGGCGCGTGGCTCGCCTGATGGAACTCGACCCCAAATATTGCGACGTGATCGTCAAACGCTGGCAGGACTTCACCGGCCAGAAGGCGGTTCACGCAGAATCCGGTAAAACTTTCGACGAGGTGAGCAATGGCGACCAAGCAGCAGCCTGAAGAAAAATCGGTTCCAAAAAAGCGCGGCGGCGCTCGATACCCGAACGGAGGAGGCCCGCAGCCTGGCGCTGGCCGACCAGCCTTCGAACCCACCGACGCCGAGCGCAAGCAGGTCGAGGCGATGTCAGGCTACGGTCTGCCAATCGAGCAGATCGCAGTCCTGGTGCGCGACGGCATCGACACCGACACCCTGCGCAAGCACTTCGCCCAGGAGCTGATCTCGGGCAAGGCCAAGGCCAACGGCCAGGTCGGCAAGACCCTGTTCCAGAAAGTCATGGCCGGCGACACGGCCGCAGCGATCTGGTGGTCGAAGACGCAGATGCGCTGGAAGGAAGTGCAGCAGCATGAGATCACTGGCGCCGACGGTGCGCCGATTGAGTTCAGGAAGATCGAGCGCGTGGTGATCAAGAAGTGACCACCCTGCGCATCGAAACCCCAGAGTGGGCGCTGCCGCTGCTGGGCCAGGCGCGGTACAAGGGCGCTCACGGCGGCCGCGGCTCGGGCAAGTCGCACTTGTTCGCGGAGATGCTCATCGAGGCGCACATCATGGACCCGACCAGCCGCAGCGTCTGCGTGCGCGAGGTGCAGAAGTCACTGAGCCAGTCTGTCAAGCGCCTGCTGGAGCTCAAGATTGAGGCGCTGAACGCGGGCGCTTACTTCGAGGTTCAGGAGGCCGTGATCAAGTCCAAGCGCGGCGACGGGCTGATCATCTTCCAGGGCATGCAGAACCACACTGCGGACTCGATCAAGTCCCTGGAAGGCTACGACCGCGCCTGGGTCGAGGAAGCGCAGAGCCTGAGCCAGCGCAGCCTGGACCTGCTGCGGCCGACGATCCGCAAGCCGGACTCAGAACTGTGGTTCACCTGGAACCCGAGCCAGGACTCCGACCCGGTAGACCAGCTGCTGCGCGGCCCGAAGCCGCCGCCTGACGCCGTGGTGGTTGAGGTGAACTTCGAGCAGAACCCGTGGTTTCCTGACGTCCTGCGGGCCGAGATGGAATACGACCGTGGCCGAGACCCGGACAAGTACGCGCATGTCTGGCGCGGCGGCTACGTCAGCAAC